CTGTATCACCTTTGACATAACCTGCGTCAATAGTTGACGCATCACTAAGTGTTAAAACTAAGTTCCCTGCTACTGTTATATCAGCATCTGATACATTAACACCATCTAGTTGAACAGCATCATAACTTACGGTAACTGGATATGAACTTTCGTTAACTGCGACATTAGCCGCTACTTCTGTAATTGTAACTGTATAAGCCATCTATTAATCCCCCTATGCTAATGTAAATGCTGTGTAACCAGCTTCTTCTGTTGGGTCGCCGATTGTGACATCGGGTTCCCAGTTTTGGATAAAAGCGAAACGGTGGCTGTTAATCTGTGCCGGTGTTGAATCATCACTCCAAGTTAATGAATATACCACAATCACTACGTTTTTTCTAGCATCTGGCACTAGAGCACCTGTGTACATACCTGCTGGTACATATACTTTAACAGTGCCATCTGAGGCTGAAACAACATCTGGTGCGTCATCACCTGTTAGGTCTACTTTGGCAAAACTGCCAATAACTTTTGAATTTGAGAAGTTGGGTTCACCTCTCCTAGAAAATTGTACTGTGTCTACTACTATTGCCTGATAATCTGCTTCAAACGTCCAGGATGTTATGTCCTGATTGAAGTCATACAACAGAGTTTTCTGGTTGCTTGGGAATATTTGTTCACATTTGATTTGATCTGGACCGCCAATGTATTCATTAAGGCGGAGAACGCCGGTATTAGCCATAAGTTTCACTCCTAAGGGAATTATTACTACTACTAAGGCAGTAGTCTTGTTAATAATTGTATTTATGCTGATTAAAACGTGTTATAAGTGCTAGGTTTAGTCTTTAGGATACTGTAATGTTACCAGTTTCGTAATTAATGGTAACTGTTACCTGATTATCACCCGTCTGTGGTTCGTATGTGGATGATGTTACACTGGTTACATTACCAGCAATATTTGCTGTGCCAATTTGAATTACACTACCACCTGGACCACTAGTTATTAGATCATTAAATGGTGTTGACCCATAGGTTGTTTCATAACCATTACCACCAACTGTTGGGTCTTCCTCTTCACAATCAATCCTGTCATTGGGTGGATTAATTTTATAGACATTGGTAACTGTGTCTTGATCTAAACTTACATCATTCATATAGGCATTAAATTTTAATGTTACTGAAGTTGCTGATGGGTTGTCCCATTTATACTGATATACATTAAACAAGAACCAAACACTGCCTTTGCCGTTACTGTTAGTATAATCACCAGCATCTAACCAAAATCTATGATTTAATGATGTCTGGTTTGAACCTGTCATGTTACTACGGTGTGGATAACCCATAGTCCAAGTGCCAGCATTTTGTCCGTGATTTCGAATTTGATTAAATGATGTTGCTGTGTTAGTATCACTGTCCATTCTTAAATTAGCACCATCGTATGTCGTTAATACATATTCTAATGGTGTATCCTGCCCTGCTGTGATAGTACCAGATGTTGGAGTGGTTTCACTGTTCCATGCGTGTAATGTTACATTACCTACACCATAGGTGCCTGAAGTATATTCATAGTCTGTATAGGTTAAATAATTGCCATAACTTGTTAAATTGCCCACAGCGTCTTGAATATCATATTTTGTCACTGGAGTGTATTCACTGGTGTCGACATCTGGGCTATCAATATAACTAACTCCAGCCAGGTAACCAGGAACATAGGTATCGCCCTCTACTTCAACATAGATATAGCGTGGCATAGCTAGATCATATGGTTCAGTGTATGGTTTACTACCAGTAGGCACTAACTGTGCTGTGGAATTTTGCCAATTATAACTTATCTGTGTTACACAGAAATTATAATCTAATTCATGACAGCTTGGATCCCAAAAGCCATCAGAGTCAGTGTCTGGGCTCCAGGCATATTTTGTTTGATCAGCATCTGCTGGTGTCACTGTAAATGATTCTGTTTCACTGTTTGTAGGACTAGCAATATAATATCTTTCTGTTGATGAATTATATGTCAGTGTACCACCCTGAAACCATTCAACAGTATAATCTACACTTTTGTCAACTGATCCTGGAGTATCCGGATGCCAGGCAGACATAAGAGCAAATCTAAATTCATCACCCAACGCACCTGACAAATCCCACACAGGGTGTGTGCTTGGATATACTGTTTCTAAATTAGCAAGGTTAATATATATCTGATATTCATTTAGAGTTGTAGCAAGAGCAAATTCACTGGCATTCATTCTACTTTCATCAAGTCTAATCCAATTAGTAATTTGTTTTGAACCAGTAGTGCTACCAATTACACCAAATGCTGTAGGTTCTCTACATAAAAATCTAGTCTCATTTTCATAGTCACAAATTCGCTGTGGAAAGAATATTTCTGGAAATTGTCCACCTCTTCTATTGTCATAATGATCAAAAGGATTGGGAAAGCGTGTGTGTAGAGCCCATTGGAAATAATAACTTGGTTTGATACCTATACTGCCACCATGATTAACAAAGGTATCATTGTGTTCTATTGTGATTAGAATACCACTGGCATCAATATTAAGCAATCCAGGCCAAACTTCCTCCCAGGCACCTGCTTTTCTATAGTAGATATTACTAACACTCTGATTACCACTTGTGCCACCAATATCAACAGTTTCAGGGCTGACCCAACTGCCACTGTTTCTAATAAAAAATTTACTCATTAGTCCTTAGATCTTAAACCAAACATCTCCATCAACAATATTACCTGTTGGTGCTGATGTGCTTACATATTTTGTTGATCCGTCCCATTTACCGTCACTGGCTACTTCAATCTGTGTAGCGTTGCCTGTTATGGTTATACCATTACCTGCCTGAACAGCTTCCTGTATGTTACCAATACCACCAGTTGAATCAAAGGTTACGACATTGGTATCAACATTTGCTGTTATTGTCATGTTTGTGCCAGTGTCAAATGTTATTGAATCACTACCACTAGCAATTATTGATACATTACCTGCTGTAACTGTCCCAAAACTGTCTGTTACAAAGGCATTGCCTGTGTCTAAAATATCAACGCCTGTTTCATCGTTGAATATGTCAAATATTTTTTCAAATATACTACCTGAACCACTATCACCACTTGAATATAAATCATCCAATAGTGTTAACAGTGTTGACAATCCGGCCGCTGTTAACAATGTTCCGTTTATGTCTGTTAACTCTGTATTAGTGTCAATAGCATTAGTTACTTGAACAGGAGTGTATGTAGTGCTGGCCACGCTACTAAATGGGCCTGTAGTTGTATCATTGATACCACGCACTTTACAATAGATATTACCTGCGTTAATGTTATCTAGTTCCAATTCTACTGGATCTGAAATAGCATATACCCCATTATCAAAAGGTCTTGTTGTGCCGGCTATATCATAGTTTGTACCATCAGTGGATATCCAAAATTCTATACCTTCAACAATACCAATAGGTGTAATTGCTTCAAATAATGCTCTAGGCCTTGAATCTCTTTCAAATAATGTAATTTGTGGTGTAAGTGGAGCATTGATATAACCTAATGTAACAATACCATTATTTGTTTCAGCTGTTAGTCTTGTAAGGTCATTGTCGTATACGTCAGCATCATATTCTAAGGCTGTAAAACTATAGTAGAGGCTACCATTATCGTCATCTACTTCTCTAATAGTAATAATACGGAATAATTTATTAGTCCAACTTAATTCAGCATTGGTAATGTCAATGATGTCACCTGCTGTTAGTCCTTGGCTGGTAAAGTCAGCCTCAAAATCAATAACTAAATCCACACGGCTTTGTTTTAGTTCACGATTAGCAATAAGTGCGGCCTGTACTGGATCATTACACATATCCAGTGTCATATCCAGGGTATTATCCTGTTCATATATGTGCTTGTCTGCTGTGGGTGTATTAACTTTTACAAAATCAACCTGGTCATTGATGTCACCTCTAGGATAACTTACTTTTACAGCATTATATCTTTCACTTAATCCAGTGCCTGACACTGCTATTGGCCCTAATATGTTGTCATCAGTAAATGAAAATTGTGATTCACCTTCCTGGTTAATAACAACACCCCATTTACCATTATAGACATCATAGGTTAACCAACAGCCTGAATTAACTGCCATTCTTTCTAAATTTTCTAATACAGGTTTAGTTGGGTCTATGACACCATTAACTGTAAATTGGTTGGATATCTGTGTAAAGTTTGCCATGGATTATTCCTTAAATACACTCTTAATAGGTCTTGTTACATGTTCAACAGGCACAACCGACCCTTTCTTAATTGTGTCTGTAGCACTGCCACTACCAAAATTATACAATCTTACTTGTGTATTGTCTGTTGAACTTACTGTTGAAGTCCAGTAATCTAAATTAGCAACACCTGTTTCAAATGTTGCTACATTGCCTGTGTCAAACACTGTGCCTGTAACATTACTATTGCCATAGACATTGTCATAGATTGCGTCTATTTCATCTTCAGCGGGTAGATACCAATCTGTGTAGGTATCATTAGTATAGTTGTCACAATAGTTGCCACTTGGATATGTACTGCCTGTATAGTAACTTACTGTGGCTGTTTCACCATCTTCTGTAGTAATAAATGTGTCACTGGTCTGTGATGTCTTCCATTCAGCCGCATATTCTTCTGCTGTTGTAGGACTTACAATTAGGTAATGTGTTTCACCTGATTTACTACCACTTGAATATGTGTATTCAGCGGCCACATAGCCACCTTCTAGGTAATCACCAGTTAGGTAATTACTTACCTGTGTCAGTGTAACTATATGTTCAACTTCGTCAGCGTGTACTATATTGTCATCTGTCTGTGTCTGGCTGTATCTCAGTGTAATACTTGCGTTGGCGTTGTGTCCAGCACCTGGTGGGTTATATGGTTCACTGGGTCTAAAGTTAACATTACCTAAGTCTGGATTAACTGTGGCTAGATTGCCTGTCAGTGTAAATGTATTGCCCTGATTAACATTACCAATATACAGATTACCAGCTAGGCCTGACACTAGATCAAGTGTTACAGCGTAGTCTTTTTCGTAGGCCATGGCCTCTACACTTGATAAGTCTGTAACTTCGTAGCCAGGTAAATCCCATTGTGTTCCTGGATTAACTTCACTGTGGCTAACATTACCTGTTAGAGTATATTCAGCATGGTTGTATATGTTTGTCAGCGTAATATCAGTGTTTTTAATTACTGTGGTAACATTACCAGTAGTTTCACTGATTGTGGCATCCAATATTATAGTTGCTGTGTAATCAGCTGGTGGCACATAATAGATAATACTGTCACCATTGTTTATTTCACTACTAGTGCCTGTCAATGTAATTGTATTAGTTACTGGTGGACTGTTGCCATATAGCTGTTCATTATAATAACCTATAGCAGTCTGAAAATATCCAGTGTATGTTGATGTGCTTGGTGACTGCTGTGCTATAGTAACAGTGTAACTATCTGAACCTAAACTAGCATTACCAATAATATCATCTGTAGTAATTTGTAATGATATACCACTGCCTTCAACTGCTGATGCTCCCACATCTTCCTGGTAATTTTGTGTTGTCTGTAGATTATAACGGTCATCAATGGTTACAGTGACATTATAACTTCTAGTAACACCACCCACATTAAGACTACAGCCTACTACTGTAGTTGTATCATATCCATCTGGAAATTGTATTGTGGGATTTTTTATATCGTCCCAGACGCCTTCAGTTATACCACCTGTTAGTCTATATTGACCTGTTGCTGGTGTTGATGCTGTCATACCATAAGGCAGTGGGTCTGGCCATGTTACTGTGCCACCACTTGAACCTAGATCAATAGTAAATGTTGAAGTGTCTGGTGCTGATGTGACACTGGATACTTCACAACCATTGGGTAATGAAAAACTACTGTCCTCACCAATTGTTATAGCCTGATTAGTCGCAGTAGTAATAGTAACACTGGTTGCTCTATCATCTTCAAATACAGCATAGTTCTGTGCGTAGGTGTTTAATTCTTGTAGACTATTCATCGTATATCTGGCTCGCTGTTAATCCTACACCATAGCGTGTAGATTTCATATAATCATTCATTACATCACCAGGTAATTTCATACTATTTTCTATATGAAAACGCATTTCTGGTAGACCTGTAATACCTTTTTCTCTGTCATAATCTATCTGTATAACAGCAAACACTATGTCATTCATTTCGTGATTAGCTGTCCATATTGGCATAATATCCCAGGCATTGTAACTATTAGTATTGGTGTAATTGTCCGGAGTTAGCCTGTCAGCGGCCGCACCTGAACCTGCGTAGCAGTATACTTCTACTTTGTCAGCAATACTATAGTCACGATTGCCATCACGGTCAACACTGTAGTCTGCTGATATACCTGCTAGGCTTCCTGTAGTCTTAAACACTATGCGTTGATCATCCCAATATATATTTTTGAATGTAAACGCACTGTCACTGTCGTCACTGAGTAGAGTGCCTGTAACTTCTGATATTGCCATAACATAGGTCATAGTCTGATTACTGTTGCTCATAGCGGCATCAACTATAATACCACCTAATTGTGCTTGTCCATATACAACGGGTATACGGTTATTGGTACTGGCTTCTACTTGCTCTCTTACACCGGGATCAACATAGGGAATTGTGGGTAAACCTGTTCCATCTTTACCACTGCCACTGGGACTATCATTGGTTTTGTTAATTGATTTTGAAAGTTTGTTTAGGGTGTAACCTGCTACCACAGTCTGAACAATAGCCTGTGCTGTTTTACTTTTTTTGTAGTAGTTGTAGGCTTTTTTACCTAGATCAACGACTTTACCAAAGAAACTCATCGTTTAGCTTTCCCAAAATTAAAGTTAGCATTGGCTAGGTTAGGAACTCTATCCATGCTTAAATCACCTGGATACAATGCTTTCTGTACCACAGGATTAGTTTCTCTACCATTTGTTAACTTAGTTAGTAATCCTACAATACTGCTACAAACTAATGACACTGTAACTGACCCTTCTTTGAGTGTGGCATCATTGTCAATGGCAAAGTTATCAACATAGCCCCAGAATCTATTACCTATGCCCCAGGTTTCACCCAGTAGTGGTGTTCCTGTTTCACTGTCATAGAATACTCTGATAACCTGTACAGTAGCACCTTTAATAGAAGTTGTCAGCACATCACCTATAACATCTGCGTCTAACCCTGACAGCAGTATGGTTAATTCTTGTGGACTAATTCTTAGATCACTCTGTGTTTCAGTAATGCTTAGGAATTGTCCTATACCTGTGTATGTTTCGCTGTTATATTCAAGGTCAGCAGTGCCATCATTAATTAATAAGACATCTTCAGTGCCTGTTGAATTAAATATTTCAATTCTAACTAGAAAGGTACTGCCTAAACTGGTATAGCTGTCAATGTCAGCCATTATGATAAGTCCTCTACAAATACAAAACTACCTGACCATCCTACCTGATCTCTAGAAAATATTTCCCACTGTGGGAAATCCACACATATCACTGACCATGTACAGTTTTCAGCTACTAATAATGTGCCTGAACTTGAACTAGGATCAATAATTGGTCTGTGTAATGTTACTGTGGATGCGTCGTGTGCTACATCGGCCGCCACTGTATAACAATGTCCTGTAGTGTCTAATTGTATTACATCACCTGCCTTAAAAATATATTGTCCAGATGTTAGTCCTGTGTGTCCGCCTGTAAGTGTAATTGTATTACCGATGCCTGATGGTGTAGTATATGTTATAGCACTGGGATCAGCCAGGTCGCCCTGATAACCAATTAACCAATCATGTCCTGAATTACTAAATTGTACAGTTCCCACAGTGGTTCTATCCAATGCCTCAATTTCACTTATGTATTTTCTTGAGTCAGTCCATCTTGGGCCTGCTGGTAACTGTACTTCAAATAACCAGGGTTGACCAGGCCTTGTCACTGCTCTTACAACACCACTTCTAGATGTTGTTGAACTAACATTTTTTAGTCTATCTATTCTAATAGTTTGGGCGTTATCAAATACCCATTGGAATGCTGTTGTCATAATGTTTACCTTGTTGTCATTGGTAGTGATTTTCTACCCTGTTCAGTTACTGCGTATATGAAGCTTGGGTCTCTAGCAATCATAGCCTGGAAGCTAGGTGCGTCCACAGCGTTAATATTGTAGTTAACAACAGTGCTACCACCACCTAAACTACCGTTGTTCAATGGTGTAATCTGTGCTGGACCACTGATTAGTTCTGGGCCTCGTTCACCCACAATACCAAATTTACCTGCTGGTAAGTAACCACCATCAGCAAAGAAGCCACCAAATAGTCCGCCACCTTTTGAGCCGCCACCGAATGAGAATATCTGTGCTAATAATCTTCTAATGTTTGAACGCAGTATTTCTTCAGCTAGGCTGTTGACAAATGACTTCCATTCAAACTTACCAGTTTTAACAAAGTTAACCAATAGGTCTTCCATGCCCTGTACTGTTTTTGTAAATATACGCTCTGCGGCCTTAGCGGCATTTGTAGCATTTTCAACATATTCCTTAAATGCTCTATTCCAACCTGTTGACCATCTTCTGTTAAACTTATAATTTTCTTCAGCTTGTTCTCTAATAGACCTAGCACGTTCTTCTGCTATTCTATAGTATTCTAACTCTTCTTCCTGGCTAAGTTTTCTAACGCCTCTACGTCTTGCTTCTGCTTCTATTTCAGCATTTGCTGAGTCTCTGGCTTGTTTATTAATGTCAGCATACTTCTTCTCTAGTCCCACCATTGTAACAGTGGCCATTTCATGCTGTAGATCACGCACTTGTTTTTGTGCGTCAAAGAACTGGTCAGTCTCAAACTTCTGTAGCCTTAGTGATCTAAGTTCAGCAGTCTGTGCTTTAACTTTTGCTTCAATGGCTGGTTTCTGTGCTTCATAGGCCGCTGTTAATTCCTGTTCAGCTCTAGTAAGTTCATTGATAGCATTGACCTTCTCATCTTTGTCTGTTAAAAGTTCAGCCTCACGTCTTTGTTTGGCTAGGTCAGCCAGCTGTCTACTGTATTCTGTGTTTAATTGATTAAGTTCACGTTTTAACAGTGCGTCTTCTTCACTGACGCCCAACATTTTTGTGGATAAGTCTAAATATTGTAGGGTTTCACGATTAGCAAAACGATAACTTTCCACAAGTTCATT